GTAGCAAAGACTAACTGACCTGAGCCAGTTTCATCTGTAACGGCAGAGGCTAAATTAGCGCTAGATGGAGTACCAAGAAATGTTGCTACACCTGTACCAAGACCAGATACACCTGTGCTAATAGGCAAACCAGTAGCATTAGTTAATGTTGCAGATGTTGGGGTTCCAAGTACTGGAGTTACAAGTGTTGGAGATGTTGCAAATACTAAGGCACCCGTACCAGTTTCATCAGAAATAACTCCTGCAAGTTCAGCCGATGTTGTAGCAGCATGAACAGATAATTTATCTGTAGTAACTACTAAAGTTTTTGATGTTGGAATAGTAGTTGAGTTGATAGTTAAACCAGATACGTTTGCGTAAGTAGTACCTGAAGCAATGGTTGTGCTACCAAGAGTAGGTGCTGAATATGAAGAAGCAGTTGATATTGCATTCCATACTGAACCGCTGTAAACATACATAATACTACTGCCGGAGTTAAAGTATGTGGCACCAGTAATAAGAGTATTGCCTTGGTTATCTAACGTAGGAGCAGAGGCAAAAGAACCTAGGTAATAAGTTTTGTATGTGTTGTAAGTAGTAAGGGAACTAGAAGCCGATGTTGCTGCGCTTGTAGCAGAGGTAGCAGCACTGCTAGCAGAAGTAGCCGCCGCGCTAGCGGAGTTACTTGCAGTAGTTGCATAACCTGAGATACTAGATACAGAAGCAGCAGCAGATGTAGCAGAAGTAGCAGCAGATGTAGCAGAAGTAGCAGCAGCGGTTGCTGAGGTAGCGGCTGAGGCAGCCGATGTAGCAGCAGCGGTAGCAGATACGGCAGATGAACCTTGGCTAGTTAAAGATGATGATGCGGAAGTAGCAGCCGAAGCAGCAGATGTCGCTGCAGCAGTCTGTGAAGCAGCCGCTGAAGTTGCTGAGGTAGCAGCAGCAGTCTGGCTTGTAAGGGCACTAGAGGCGCTTGTAGCGGCGCTGGCGGCACTTGTAGCAGCAGCAGTAGCCGAACCTAAGATTGAGTCTACATAGTTCTTAGGGGTGGCAGATGTAGTTGTCATACCTGTGCTAGAAAGACCGGTAATAACTGGAGTACCGTTAATAATAGGACTGGTGATTGTTTTGTTAGTCAGGGTTGTTGTGGAGTCCGTAAGGTCTACTGTTCCTGATGTGTTAGGAAATGTTATTGTGCGGTTAGCTGTAGGGTCTACAACGTTAAGGGTAGTTGAGTAAGCATCTACGGTTGCACCTTGGAATGAAATGCCAGCATCATTTTCCGTGGTTCCTGTAAGGATAGGTGAGATAAAAGTTTTGTTATAAAGAGTTTGAGAATCTTGAGTTCCAACTACCGCTGAGGTGGATGCTAGTCCGTGTATGCCATTGCTAGACTCAATGTGGGTGTTAGCCTCACGTAGATCACGACCGATAATCATGTGGCGGACTACCGCACCTGCTGAGTGATCTTGTGCAGAGGAGCCGTCAATGGCACGGGTGATAGTTAAATTGTTAGAACTTATTGCGGTAACGTCTACTACTTCTTCAAGAGCCGTATCTGGATCAATGACAACCGTAAAGGTTTGTCCTGTGCTGACTGTTGCACCGCCTAGCAAGGTAGTAGCAGAGACAACAGGAATGATTGTGGCACCAGATGAAACTGAGCCAGTGAGTGTGGTCTGCTGGGACCGGGAGGTATATTTACGAGTTGTCATCTATTTACCTATCTTGAATAATGAACGCGGGCTGGGAATTGAAGTTTTTGTTTTAGCGATTCTTCTTCAAGACGCGCTAGGTACATTTGTTGTAATTGCTTGGTAGCGTTTGAACCTGTGCCGTAAGGACGCTTAGTATCAAATTCATCTGCAGCAGCAGAAGTTACGGACATACGAGCAGGGTCTATGTAAGAGACCAGACGTGCTGCAGCACCGTAAATAACTACGTCTCTCATAGATGTAGGCAAGCCAGTAATTGATTCAAAGTTATCTGTATCATCGGCTAGTTGGTTAGGCAAGTGAGCGTAGACAATGTGCATGGTACGTCCAGGCAAGATGTTGTCGTAGACAGATACAGTACGGCTGTAGCCACTGCTAGGTCCGTCAGGAGACGAGACACCCCAATAGGCTGTGTCTGCTAGTGGGTCCCAACGCCATTGACGAATAGGCAACCACTCACGTGTAGGACCAACGGTCTGCCACGCCATGTGTAAGATTTGAATTGCTTCTGATGGAACCTGATAGGTAGTCCGAGAAGCTAGGAAGGTAACGTCGGTAGCACCAACAGCAAATACCTTTGGGTAGACAGAGTTGATAGTATCGTTGATAGCCCGTGCTATTGCTACCTTTGGATAGGTAGGGGTAATAGTTACCTTTGTGTTAATGGTATGAGCCGCAGCAGTTGTTGAATTGTATCCGCGTCCGAACGGAGCAATGGTAATAGTGTTAGCCTGCCGGTCATAGGAATCTACCCACATCATTTCATTATCAATTTCAATAATGCCTTTACCAATGTTTTCAGTAGAACCTACAGATAAAACAAGATCGCCTGAAGTACAGGCAGCAGTCAGGTAGGTAGCACGGTCTTGGCGATAGGTAAAGCCTTGAATGTTTAAAGCCGTGTCATCAATTAAATTCTTAAATGTAGTTGCCATTAGGAAGCTATAGTCCTTAATGCGGTAACAATCTCTAGGTACTGAGCAGGGTCTGTGATACCTGCTAGTTCACTAGCTACTGCGTTACGCTCTTTGTAGGCTGGTGGTTGACGTGTAGATGAAACCTTGTAGTTCAATGCTGCAATAATGCCTAGTCCGTTTGTGCCTGCCCATGCATTGGCAGCACCTTGCTCATCTTTGTAAGCAGTTAGTGCTGGGTAGTTACCACCATTAGCAAGGCGGTTAAGTTCGTCGCGGACTGTAGAGCCCGGAAATCCATAGAGGGTATAAGTCGTGCCGTTATAAACGGCTGTACCATAGGTAGCCATTACCACTTCACCTTGTCTGCCCAGTATGCGGCACTCATTTTTCCTTTAGCAATATTCTTAGCATGACGGGCTTTAAAGGAAGCCTGACGTGCTGTTGGTTTATGGTCACCGACCACGCCCTGTTGTCCAAAGCGAATTGTCTTTACCTTGTCGCCTTCCTTTGCTACAACCACATGTGATTTAGTAGGATGGCTAGGTGTGCGCTTAGGCTTGTTGAAGCCTGATACTCCAGCTCTGGTTAGACGTGAATCGGTTGCCATAATTATTTTCCTTTTGCTTTGCCTTTAACCTTCATCAGGTTAGGATTTGCTTTCTTTGCAGCAGGGCTAGCTTTGCGAGCACCGGCAGCAATGATTGCGCCAGCCTTATCCATTGATAGTCCTTGCTTCTTTGCTACTGACTTCTGTGCGGCTTTAAAGCCCATGCCCTTAGCCATTAGTTGGTACCTGAACTGTCGTAGGTTCCACCTTTGATGCGACTCTTTTGAAGAGCATCTTGAGCTTTGCCTATCATCTTGTCCCTAGTTGCAGGGCTTATGATCTTAGGAAGTGGCTTGTGACCTACAGTTTTGTTAAAGTTAATCGGACCTTGAGCTTTAACTGCACCCTTAGTCTGTCCACCAATGGTTCCGTGTTGGACCGTGTTGATGTGTCGATTATCAACTGCATCACTTCTTACACCGGGATTAGGAACCCCAGGTGTTGGGATTCTGTTTGGCATTACTTAGCCCGTCCACCTTCAGGTTGGACGTAGATACCTTCAATAACTTGTGAAGGACCTTTGCCTGTTTGACCTACGGATGGCTGTGCTACGTTGGCAGCAGCAGGTGCTACGCCTCCGTAGAAGTCAGCCTTGTTTACTGACGATACGTCTGTAGCTGCGCTACGAGACTTTGGTGACATCATGTCTGACATTATTCTTTTCCTTTTCCATATGGGGGTGGTACATCAAAGCCTTTGATGATTGACGCATCTTGACCTGACGCAACTCTGACTGGTGCTTTGATTGTGACGGCTGTATCAGCGCATCCGCATTGTGTGCACATAGTTACTTACCTTTCTTCATAATTCTTTTTGCTAATGCCTTGTCCATTTTCATATCAGCTTTAGGAGATGGCTTCTTTGCATCCATCTTTGTATCAGCTTTTTTGAAGGCAGCCTTTTGTGCAGGCTTCATGCCCTTCATGACTTTGGCGTCTTGTTTCTTGTCGTTGTGCATTGCCATTAGACTGCTCCTACTTCTTTCATGACCTCTACGGTCTTTTCATTTATGAAATTGGCTTTTGGCATCTTGCTGCCGTTGTAAGGTTTGTTAAGAACCTCTGAGGCTTCAAGCGCTTTCTGTACAGCAGCACGTGATGTTCCTTCAGGTTGAACCCCCTGGGCACGGGCATCTTTGTAGTAAGCCAATTCTTTGTCCCACTTTTTCTGGGTGGTACCAGAGGCAACAATGCTGCCCTTAGCATCTCCTGCGTTGAGTTGTATGCCTTTGGCTTTACACCCAAAGCAGTCCGGTCCACACTTGGTGTGGTCAACGAAGATGTCATCTTGATATTCAAAAAGTTCTACTGATGTAACATCACACTTGGTACATCCATAAAGGGCTGGACGTTCCTTGACGTCTCCGTCTACCAACTCGTAAGCCCATTCAACTATCTTGGGTACGTGAGTATGATTACTCTGAGAAGATGTTTGCTCCGTATCCTGCATTGATTAGTTCCGTCCTTTGTGTATCGTTTATATAGTGCTTATAGCCACCACGGAATAGGAAGCCATGGTCTGCTTCTGCAGTCTGGTCTTCTGTTGGGTAGCGAATCTCTTGCCAGACTCCATTAACACGCAGGACTGTTACACCACGGGTCAAGCGAAAACGGACAAACAAACGTCCACCACCGGCAGGACCTTCCGACACAGTCGGAGGTAAAAAGTAATAAGTCATTGTGCTCCCTTAATAGTGGACTTACCATAAGGCTGGATTGCTCCAGCCCTACAGTCAATTAACTATTAGTAGTCGATTGAAGAAGAAGTCTCTACGCGGTAGAGTGCTTCATCACGGTAGATGGAGAAGCCAAGTACGCCGTACCAGCCGAGTGGGCGGTGACGCATCAACTTATCAACAACCGGTCCGATAACAACATGTGGTTCTTCAGCCACTGCTTCAGCAAGAGCTTGTTGTCCTGCGAAGTAAGTGTTGAAGACGTTTGTCTCATGTGTAAAGGTAACTGTTGCACCAGAGGTAACACCAGCAGATGTGATTGCTGTGTCAAGTGTAACGTTTGTACCTGAGATAGATACAACGTTTGCAGTTGCAGCAACACCAGTTCCAGCAACAAGGTCAGAGACCAAGATACCTGAAGTAGATGTAACAGCAAGAACATATGCACCAGAAGCAGCAGCAGCTGTTGTGGTTGTGGTTGATGTTGACTTAGCAGCACCCTTGAAATCGTTGTACATACGTGGTGATTCTACGTAGAATGCACCTTCGTAAGTTCCGATTTCGCCTGCCCAGATTTCATCATTTGATTGGTACTCATGTGGCTGACGCCATGAACCTACGCCTGTTTCGGCGCGAAGGTCGTGAGCAACTTCTGGGTGGATACCTGCCCAGTACAAGGAACCCTTACGTGGGATAGCCTTGTTGGTACGTAGCTTAGCAACTGCCTTACGAGCAACTGCTGAAGTGAAAGTATCTGAAGATGTTAGTGTTGCAGTTGAAGTACGTGCGCCACCGTATAGTGCGTTAGTACCTGTGCGAAGCACGTTCTGCGCGACTGTATCGATAGAGTCTGCAAGGTTGTACGCAATGATGTTAGCAACGGCTGGGTCTACGTCAGCAAGGCTGAAGAGTTCCAAAGCACGTGTAACAAGTACTGCGTTACCATACTCAGCAAGAGTAATGGTTGTGTATGTTGGGGTAGCCAGTGCTACTGCATCTGGGTCAACTGCTTCAGTCAGAGTTGCGGTCTGTTGAGTCAGGTCGACATAGCGTTGCAATACAACTGAGGAACCCGGAATGCTCTGACGAGCAGGGGTCTTATCTGCGACTTGGCGGATAAGTGGCTGTGCACGAAGCGCGAATTCGATAAGACGGTCATAAGCCTTTTGGACTAGACCAGCGCTTCCTACTGTACCTCCGAGTGTTGAGGACCCGGTGGTGGTATATGCGTTTGCCATTTGTTGCACCTCCTTATGAGGATGTTAGATTCGGTTGATTAAAAATTCCCAGATTGAATCATGGCGATAATCTCTTCTGCACTAGTGGCATCATTGATTCGCTGGAATCCATCCTGAGCTTTGTCGGGTGTTAGTGCACCCTGAGTAACAATGTCCTGTTGGCGTAGTGCCGCTAGGTCAGCTTGTTGTTGAGGGTCTGCCTGAGACTTAGTTTCTAATCCAAACAAATCAGCGTTATCATCGAGCCAGTGCGAGACTGACTCCTCGTTAACATCTGTTAAGTCATTAAGTATTAGACGTGCTGCCTTAGGGTTGACACCCTTTTGATTTAGGACTTCTTTGACAACTCGCTCACGCTGCACCTTGGATAAACCCTCAAGTTGCTCAGTGAGTTCTTTGATTCTTTTTTCGTCTGCCCGCTTAGCCTTACGCAGTTTCCTTAGTAAGTCACTGCCATCATTGCTTTGCGGAGCGGCGTCTTCTAAATCGAAGTCGTCGTCATCTTCCCAATCGTTTGTTGCCATAGCAACCGTTCTCCCATTCTGTTAGTTGTATCGCAGACCTCATCAAAGTTTGGGGAAACTATGATGGCTTCTACTACCAGTCTTATACACTGCGTGGTGCTGGTCTATCCACGACAGGAATCTATTTAGAACTTACCTTGGATTGACTTTCCAAGTGAACCGCTATATCCAGCATTAGCGTTGGCTCCTATAATGCCAGAGCGTCCACTAAAGGAACCTTGTTCTAGTTGAGCAAGTTGACGACGTTGGCGAGCAACGTCTTGGTTATTCTGTAGGAACTCTTGTTCTGCTTGATTCTGACCATACTTAATACCAGTCTCTCCATAAATCTGGCTAAGTTTGTTAGTCTCAGGAAGTACAGCAGCAACCTTGGCATACCCGGTACGAGCACCAGTCTGGTCTACACCTAGCTTGGTTAGTTCCTCAGCACGGGTAAGGGTAGGAGCAGCAAGTCCTTGTTCAGTAGCAGCAGCACCAATCTGTGCTGAAGTTACCTTCTGTTGTAGTTGAGGCAAAGTCTCTTCTGGCTTTAAGAAGTATGCGGTTAGATCTGCATCTGTAATACCAGGATAGTAAGCACGTAGTTGTGCCTTAATGTCTGGGTTAGCATTGGCTACTTGATTAACCGCTAGGTCAAGACGAGAGTTAAGTTCTACGTTTGATATATCTTTACCTATAAGGCTAGCAAATTCAGCACGGTTAGCAAAGTCCTTTACACCATACTGAGTAAACAAGTCGGCGTATTGATTCTCCAAGAGAATGTATCCGCTTTCGGTCAACACGTTAAGACCGGCAGCAAGGCGGTCTTGGTTACCTTTAAAACGATTCTTGTAAGCATCTGTTTGCTTAAGCAACAAGGCTGCTTCTTCAGGTCCAACCTGAACAATTTTACCTGTTGCTGGATCTGTGTAGCCTTTCATTAAACTAGTAAGAGTTTGTAGGAAAGGATCATTAGCACCTAGCTTAGGATCAATAACACCATAGGCTGTAAAGGTATCTTGAAGTAACTTAAAGGCATCTACCCGAGCAGCATTCTGTTGATCTAAGTAAAGCTGCATCATAGGGTCTGATGTAGTTGTAGTAGTTACAGGAGTTGGAACTACAGCAGAAGTAGTAGCAGAAGTAGTAGCAGAAGTAGTAGTAGAAGTAGTAGTTTTAGTAGAAGTAACTGGAACTGTTTTAGGTGCTGTTAAATTTAATGGGTTGCCATATAATGGATCGTATGCAGTACCTGGAGCATAAGGAGTTGCGACGGGACCAGGTGCTGGTGTAGTTGCTGGCTTAGGTGCTGGTGCTGCAACAACTGGAGTTGTTTTAGTTGAACCCACAGCATTAACAAATGAGTTACCGGACGTTGGATTATATGCAGTTGCCATTATGCCATCATTCCAAACGACTTGAGGATGTTAGTGGCAAAGCTAGCAGCTTGCTCACGTGCGTTCATGGTCATAGCCCACTCAGGCTTAGCCTTAAGCATGCCAATGTAATCTTGATAACCCATGATGTTCTTGCCATCACCCTGTAAAGCCTTCTGAATATCAGGGTTGAATACATCTGTAGGGTTGTAATTTTCTAAGTACTTCTGGTTTAAATTGTTATATTGGTCAGCAATATCTTTGACGCTGCCACCTGTTTCAATGTAACTAGCAAGTGGTTTGTAAACCATCTTTGCCTGTTCTCTGATCTGAGTTTTCTTTTGGTCAATACTTCCACCCGGCTTTAAGGTATCTTTAATCATAGCCAAGGTATCCTGTGAGGTAGCCTTTTGTGCTGTAAATCTAGTCTGCTCTATGATTGAGTTAATAGCATGAGTCTTATCAATATGACCTAGACCGTAAGAAGCAGCATAGGCTTGCAGGTCCTGCATGCCTCTACCAAGAGCACCGCCTGCTGCTGAGATATCATCAGGGTTAATACCCTTCTTGGAGATAGCATCGAACAACATACCAACCATAATGGCTTGCTTATCTTGAGCAGTA